TTATAGTTTGATGAGGTGTTTGTTATTATATTCTTTTTAAACAACTCATCTGTTACGTTTGTTACTTCACTTGTTTTCTTAAAGAAGTATAAATCTTGAAATGCACCAAATTTATTTACAAAGGTTATTTTAAATGGTGTGTATTTAGGTTCACAAATATTAGATATTGTTATTGTTTTCTTTAGTGTAGTATCATTTGTATCATAAACTTGTATTAATGATTTATCTGCTGGTATTGTAACGTATTGTACTTTTGGGTTACTTGCTAAACTTGGAGGTGTTGTTGTGTTATCTGCTCCTGTACTACCTCCATCTGTTATTTGTGTTGTTACACCATCTATTATAACCTTACCTACACCTTCTGCAAATATTGGCAACTTACCTGTTGTACCTTCTGGTAAATATATATTTGTAGCACTCATCAAAGCGTGTCTATCTAATTCAGGATTTGCACCTTCTTCAAAATAACCATAACCATCTAACGCAACGTAAGTTGTTACAATAGGGTTTGTTTCAAAAGGTTCATCACTATCATCAAAAGAACTTACAACCGTTCTAACATATCTTGCAATAGAATTGTAATCATCATTAAATGTAATGGTAAAATAATCTCTAACAAGTTCTGCTATTTCTAAAGTAATGTTTGTTTGTCCACTTATAACACTTTTATTTATTGTATATGCAGGTGTTACAGGTTGATCTGATACCGTACCATCCCATACATATAAATCTACTACTACGCTTTTTAAACTCATAATTTTATACTATTACACCAACACCACCTCCTGTTGTATCACAAGAAACTATTGCTAATTCACTTACTATTCCTGTACTTTCTATTTTTATAACATAATAACTGCCAACCCCTGCACCGACTGAACTAACAACAAATGCAGTAAATACACCGTAGTACAAACCTTTACCATCAAAAGCTACACCACCTTGACAAACTTGACTATTAAGTAATGCACCCAAACTACTTGCTGTTGAGGTTATTAATTTAGGTGTTCCATAAGTTGCATCACAATGCCCTTCTTGAGTTGTTTTAGCAGAACTTAAATAAAATTGATTTGTACCACATATACTTACCGTTGCTGGTTGTGTCATTGTTACACTACAGTCTATTGTTGATCCTGCATTTGCATATCCTGATGGTATTTCTACTTGATATACTACCGTTCTTGAAGTATCAGTTGCTACATCTGTAAAAGGTGTTGTAGGTGCTGTAAAACTTTTAACCGTTCCTAATGCTGCTGTACCTAAAAATATAGCACCATTTCTTGCTATTGCTTGACCTGTTAAATTAGCTAATGCACAAGTAAACGTAGGTGCTGCTGTACCAGGTTGTGAAAATGTTGCAGAACATTCTACTGTTGCACTTGCATTAGAATAACCTGATGGTACTGTAATATCAAAAAACAATGTAACGTTTTGTGCGTTTGTACCTGAATTTGCTGCTACACTTGTTATAGCACCTCCACCAGATGTTGCCATTATTTTTGTGATTGTACCTAAAGTTGATGGGTTTGTTATTGCACCTGCTTGACTAATACTACCACCTTGTAAAGCTGGGTTTGTAGGTGATGTACAACTAAATGCAGTAGTACTATCTGTTACTGTAACCGCTATGCTTTGTGTTGCTTCACAAGTTGATGGATAACTGTTATCCCTACCAATACCGTAAACTGTTGTTGATCCTGCTATAACGTTTGGTGATAACGTTAATGTACTACCACTTAATGCTGCTGTTACTAATGTAGGATTTAGGTTAGAAAAATCGTAAGTTGTTTCACCTGTAAAGAATCCTGCTAAATCAATATCTACACTTGAACCACCTACGCTTAAACTTTGTCCACCAATAGAACCTGATGTTGTTACAGTTGTTGTACATACAGTAGGTTGTACTACTGAACTTGTTGTACCTGCTTGTGTTGCAGTAACAGGACATTCAAAAAATATATCACTTGTGTTTGCGTACCCTGTAGGTATAAGTAGTTTAACTTTTATTGTTCTTGATGTATCAGTACCTTCTGCTGGGAATTTGTTATTAGCAAAATCACCATCATCACTTGATATAGAATCTATTACACCAACAGCAGGACTTGGCAAAGTAATAATACCTTGATTATCAACTGCAAAACCCACTAACCCTGCTACCGTACAATCAAAGTTTGGTAATGGAGGACTTGGTTCTACAAGGTGTAAATAGAATGGACTTCTAACGTTTATCTTTGTATATGTACTCATCTTAATCTATCTTCTTTTAATGTAAATGCTAAAAAATCTTCTACATCTAAACCAAACTTTTCTATTAGTTCATCAGGTAGTTTTTTAAATGCGTTTTCAAATGGTTTAGTAAAAAATAAACTTGGCTTTATACCTTTATTGTATATTGATCTTGTTATTAAGTAAGCAGTACTTTGATATGACATAAACCTGCCTGTTTTTTTATCTCTAAATTGAAACCTTCTTGCTTCTACCCATTTTTTAATTCCTGCACTTAATCCACCTTTTTTACCTTTACCTGATCCAAACTTTGCTAAAGTTCCATACTTTGCTATTTCAGGATATGTTGAGGTTTTACCTTTAACACCGCTATCTTGATAATAACCATAATCTTCCATTTCAAACTCTACAGAAATAGAATTAGGCATAGACTTAACAACACCATCTAAACTTCTAAAAAGTTTATTAGAAACATTCTTTCCTTTCTTGGAAAGCATTGCTCTACTTTGATTTAAAACAACCTGCTTAAATACATCTAAAACCTTTTGTGTTTCTTTTAACTGCATATTGTCATATCGTTTTGTACTACTACATCAAATGTTGCTGCCCATCCTGCTAATTTGTTTTCAAATCTATCTACAAATGGTTCACAACTTACATCACCCTGTACTTGGTAGAGGTTAGTATATAGATCACCACGCTGTAAGATATTTATTATTCTTGTTAATAATCCTAATTGTGTGTTTAGTACATCTTGTTCGTTATCGTTTCCTACAAATATATCAGTTGTTGCTTCTTTGCTTATATCTACAATGTCCATTGCAAGAATAGAAATGTTAAATGTTAATGTTTTAGTTCCTACTGTAGTGTTGTTTACTATAATATGTGATAATGGGAATATAGTTTGCTTGTTTAAATCTACATCATCTAAACTACCAAATGTAACTGTATTAACAAATGGTTCTGCTGCAAGTGCTGTTTTTAATTCCTTTGTTACGTTGTAAAAACCTTTCATCGTTTTTTAATTAACTTCTTTTCTAATTCTACTTTATCTTTTTCAAATGACAAATACATTAAACATTGGTGGACGTTAAGCTGGGTAACCTCGTCAAACTTGGTAGCATCTCCTTTAGCAATACCATAGACTGATTGATACCAACCCCACTTTGACCCAAACGTTCCCTCTGCTGAATAGTCAAGTTCTTGGGTAACTCCTTCTGTAAATAGTTCAGGATAGTTTGTGTTAACTCGTTGCTTAAATGATAAAAAAAAACCATAGCACCAAACACAATATCTAAAGGCATATACTTTAGGTTGTCATTCATACCTTTGTATTCTTCTATGTTGTACTTGTTACCTTTCTTAAATTTAATTGGTCTGTATAACACGCTCATTGCTTTGTGCATATTATCCCACTTACCCAAGTTCTCATCCAGATCAATAAACTCACCTAATGACATATCATCAAGTACAGGTATAAATCCATACTCTACATTGCCTAAAGTAAACGTAGGTGTTAAACTATGCTTCTTATCAAATATCTTGTTAAGGTGTACTACTATCTCTTGTACTGATTTGTATTTTATGTTTGCAACATCCTTTAAGTTAAGGCTGCAAAATATCTCTACCATCTTTTGAAGTAAAAATGTAGATTCTTTATTTTCTTCTGTATTTAACTTTTCAAATCTTTGGTATTGATCTAAAGTTATTTCTTTAAGTGATTCAGGTACGTTTATTTCAACTTTCATATTAATACAATAAATTAATTGGTGTTTTGTATAAAAAGAAAAAGGTAACATTTCTGCTACCTAATTCTCAACCCAAACCAAATGAAAAGTTATTGCTTTAATATAAACCTTTTATACGAATACCTGTACGCTTCTTCTATTGTTTTTTCTAAATGTATGCTGTTTTGTTTGTACAGCTTCTTACCTTTTAGAACTTGACCATTAACGTTTATATCTAAATAAACATCTGAAGCCCTACCACCACGTTTAGATGGACGTTGTACTATGTATATCTTTTCGTACCAACACGCTTCCATCATTTTAAAAATATCCAATTATCTTATCTGTTATTTCATCAGCCCACAATATAAAAAATAAAAACATATACATTGCTATAAAACTGAATAAGGCAAGTAAAATGCCTCCACTTATAAACTTTATAATGTTCTTTCTGTTTTGTTTTTTAGTTAATTCTTTTACCATTATATACTCTACTTTGTTTTCCATAATATAATTATTGGTTAATAAAAAAGGGGTATTGCTACCCCTTATGTTTTACTTTTCGTATTTCCAAATTCTTAAATAAGATTCTTTTGAATATCTATTTTGGAATCTTTTTTTTACATCTGTTAAATGTCCATTCATTAAACATTGTACTTTTCCATCAATTAACATTTGATAATTCCAATCTATTATTTCTCGGTACTTATTAGTTGGTTGAGTAATAATATCTTTACCTGTTAGCTTTATAAGTTCACCTTTTAAGCCTGAATAATTTTCTGTTTGTACTACTTTTCTCATTTGTCTTTGTTTTAATTAAACTTTGTTTTACTTTGTAAATATACAACTATTTATTTAATTAACAAATAATACACAATTTATTTTAATATATATAATATTTACCCTTGTTAGGGTTTTCTAATTGGTCTGTTAATACGTACCGTGCTGCATCAATACAATCAGGATGTTCACCACTTGGTTTTTGTAGCTGGTTACCATCTTTATCTTTTGCCCATACATATCCTGCTAATTCACGTTTTAGGTTTTTACTTTTAGATGTTATGTATATTTCGTTTTGGTTTATTAGGTTTAACCCATATACTACTGAATCCCTACCTTTGCTTACACCATATACAGAATGACCATACCCTTGTAGTTCTGCTATGCTTTTAGGTTCTGCTGAATCAGCTACAATGTTTTCTTTAATATCAAGTTGTGATAAGAACCTGCTTATATCTCTATTTAACATTCCTTTCTTATATAACACCTCATCATATATATAGGCATCGTTCCATTTATACAATGCTATTAATGTAGTAGGATCAACACTATAACCAAAGTCCATACCATAAGCTAACAAACGTGCTTCTTGTGGTATGTTATCTATTTCTTTCCAATCAGGTATACATACACCTTCTAAAGAACCTGTTTCACCAAGTCCGTACACCCTCCACCAATTCGCCCAATACGTTGAGGTTTTACCTTTATCTCTTGCTTTTTCTATTTCTTTAACAATACTATCAGGTAGCACTTCGTTATCCTTATAAGTTAGTGTTATGTAATCAACATCTTCTTTGCCTACTAATTCTTTATCTACCCAAAAGATATTAGAAGGGTTGTAATCTAACCAAACGTTTCCAGATGTTCTAACTGCTAATTGGTTGTAAGCATCAAAGGGTACATTGTTACATTCGTTAATATATAAATCAGTTCTTCTTGCACCACGTAGTTTGTCAGGTT